CCAGCATGCTTCATCGAAGCGGGTGGATGAAGGTGGCACCACAGGGCTCTTTCGATTTAGTGGTGTCACAGACGGGCGAGATTAGCCTTCTCGCTCGCAGACGGCTCGAGTCAGTGCCAGTACTGCTGCGGTGTTAACCACAGTATTCCATGGTGCTCGAACCAAGTCTGCTAATGCCGTCTCAATTGTGTTTTCTGTGACGCGATAGGCATCAGCAGCAAAGCGCTTGGCCTTTGGCGACATACGAAACGAAGCTCCAGCAAGGAACTTGGTTTGGATTCGCCTCTTGGCCAGATTGACTGCATTGCCGCGGACACCCGCTGTGCGTTGTAGAACTTTTGTTGAGCTGATGTAGTATGGGAACGTGGCTCGTGATCGGCAGCAACCCCAGGGCTTTGCCCCTAAGCTCTTGGGTCAACCGACTCTCCTTCAACACAGTTGGGGTTTGAAACGCACCATACTTCATTAGTGCTTTGTAGGTAGGCCCAGGGGCATGGGTTATCCCGCTTCCGATTGCCTCAGCATCGTCAACCGGCCACATCATCATTGAACAGAATCTGATGTCTTCGACCCTACTGCTCATTTTCAGTTTGGGTACAAAACCACATCGTTTGGCCAGATGGGTGAACAGGGGGGCGACGTGCTCGTCGGCAAACGTGAGACCATCATCGCCCATGACCGCAGAGTGTAGATTGCCTGCAACACGCAGACAATAGTCCCAGTCTACCCGGTCCAACAGAACCGTGAGCTCCTCCTTTGACATTGTGGCCAGCCAGTCCATCGTACGCGGCGTCGCAGGCAGACGCTCGCTTACTGAAAGGATGAGACAAATCCACGCCGTATACGAGAAAGCAGCATTGACCACGGTGTTTGTAAGAGTGGTGGAAGGCATTCCGCTGAGATTCCAGGGCTTAGATCGCATAAATCTGACGCCACTGCGAGTTGTGCCGCGGCGGGGTCCAGTCTGCACAAGGTCCCACACAGCCTTTGCCTTACCTGATAAACCGTGTCGGTTGTAGAATCGGGTAAGAAACGTAAGGCTGTGTTCGCCATGAGTACCGTCACAGCGTTTGAAGTCGATTTCAAAATTGGTAATAAAGGGAGCAGATTCGAAATCGTAAAGTTCTCTGCTATATCGGCAATCCCCAGCACATAATGGACAGTGGAATTCAGGGCTGCCTGGACCCTGGGGACGTCCACAAGTTGGGCTGTATTCTCCGCTAAATCCATCAAACTTTTGGTTGTAAACACCAAAATTCCTGCTGCGCCGCCAATAACGGTTGCACTGGTCGCAAAGGTCACTTGTGCGGCCTTGAGCGTCCAATTGGCTGTAGCGGAGTTGGGCTTGATCTCGCTCGCCACGAGAC